AGTCGTAAATGTCGCTACAGGAACTTTTGCCTGCGTTTGTGGGTTAGTACCAGCAATAACACCTTGCCCCAGTCCGACAATACCCTCGGCAAGTAAAGAATCAATAGTTCGTGGAGAATTATCATAGATTGTGCCAGCGATGGCAGTACCTTGGTTCATAGAGTAAGTAAGTTGCATATTATTTAGCCCCCTTATAAGCGTTTTTAGTTTGGTCAATCATTTTTTGACGTGCTTGATCAGATGTAGCAAGGGTTTTATCTTTACTGTCTAATTTTAACTTTTCATTGGCTTTTCTACGCTGCTCAGCCATTGCATCAACGCGAGTCGCTGAATCTTCCTTACACATATCAAACGATGCTTGGATATAATCATCAGACTTGCCGGTTAGATCCATCCCATCACCGCGAACCGTTTTAATTACGGCTAACTTGATGTCTTTGTCTGATAATTCATCTGCTTTATCAAGCTTGAATTTATCAGCAACTTTCAGCATCTCAATTCTTGCGGTTACAGCGGATTGAATTGAGTCAGCGGAGTCTTTCTTGACTTTCTCAAGATCACCGGCATGTTTGGTTGCTTGTGCTTTCATTGTGTCAATTTCAGCATCTTTAGTGTCTGTTTCAGCTTTTGCTTTGGCGGCTGCGATTTCAGCGGCTGTTTTTGTTTCGGCTACTTTCTTTGTAGCATCAGCAACGTCTGCTTTGAGTTTATCGAAGGCGACAACTATCTCAGCAGGTACTTCGTATTCTAAATTTCCATCAAGTCTGATCTTTGGCATTGTTTTAGTCTCCTTTTCTTCTTCATATATTTGATCGCCATCTAAAGTAAGTCTAGCAATCTCGCCAGCCCTGCCTTTATTGACCAATCCAAGGTGGTTTACTCTGATATTTCGTTGTACAAGATCATATTTAACGCCATTAAATTCCCCCGGCGTCCAATCTTCATCAACTTTATAACCTACAGATAAAGCCCTCCTTCCACTATCAAGAGCATTTCTATCGTGGATCATCAAGTCGGCGCGGACATTATCGCCGTCTTGCATTCCTTCTGACAACATAGTCCCAATCATTGCTCGTTTGGCATTATCGGCAGTAATCATCCCCGCACCATGCCCCATGACAATTGGCTTACCCTTAAATGATGCTAAGCTATCAGCCTTAAATACTTCTTCTGGGGGCCTAAACTCGCGCCTGGTACTGCCATCTGGATTTTTATATTCAAGTATGCCAGTACGGGCAATGATAGGACTATCCCTCAGGAATCCTTCTGGTGTGATTGTTGCTTTATCCAGGTTTACAGAGTCGGTTCGTTGTACTGTTTTCGTTTTTATCACCTCCTTTTACCGAAATAAGGCATAAGAAAAGCGACTATCGTCAGATAGTCACCAGTTAGAGACTCATTGACTGCGATTGCTCACAGTGATCACCTCCCTATATATTTGTAGAAGTTTCGATTTCAGTTTCGCCATTTCCATACGCTATCCAAGCCTTCAATGAGAAACACTCAACCGTATTTCTACCTGTTTTTTCATCAAATAAAGCATCTTTATCGGCGTACATTATTAATTCCCCATCAATAGACAGCACCGGGCTTTTGTCATCAATCTCAAACTGTCTAAAAACGTCTCCTTTCTTAATGTCAATCACGCTTTTCACAGTCCATTGCGCATTTTTTAGAACTTCTGTTATTCTAGTTGGAACGTAATTATCCATCAGTATCACCTTCCTCTTTCTTTAAAATCGAGCATAACAAAACCGCCTTGCATTTACGCTTGGCGGCTGTTACATCGCTATTACTGATTTTATTTGGTATTCTTCAAGCTCAACTAAATCACCGGCACTATATTCCCCCGTAGATTCAAGAACTTTGATCAAAAATGATTCATAGTCTTCTTGAAGATATTGTGACGGAATACAAATGATATTCTGCCCTGTATTTAACTCAATACTGCTTCGTTTATCTACTAATTCATTTAATTTTTCTAAAAACACTTGAATCACCTCACTCTTTCACCGGATAAACATGTGCCCCCGTTTTGGCATAAATAATCAAGACTCGGCTAGTATTAATATATTCATTTTCAACTTTATTATAATACTTTCCAGTAATAAAATCCAGTTGTTTAGACTCTTTTGGTGGCCTTCCTGGTGACTGTATTATCATTCTTCCAGAACCGGAATACTTATCGATAATTCCCTGTGCATCAATCATTAATATGCTCGGCTTATCACCCTTTAAAGCCATTTTCTCGGCATACTCTTTAAATTCTCGCGTACCCTCAATATGTCTATTCTGCTTACCTTGATTAATCTTCAAGTTATACTCACCTTTAAGAATATTCTGCCTCGCAAATTTTTGTTCTTCATCCTCAATAAATGTTTCAACATCTTTAAAAATTAGAACTTCATAGCATAAACACCTACCATGGTAAGGCGGCATTTCAGCCATAATATCTAAATCGCCATCTTCCTTTAGATAAATAATACCAGATCCACCAACTTCACCCGCATGTTCAGGGCAAATCTGACATTTAACCGAACCACCAGCTCCACGCATAATATGAATACCAATGATAGCATTAGATTTTTTAGCAAGTTCAGCAAAAGTTTTCTCTTTTACCATATTGGTGGTATGAACGGCCAATCTGAGCGCTGCCCTTTGTTCAATACCGCCATCAATGAACCTGCTTCTTAACTGATTAATCAAATCATCAGGCGATAATCCCGTAATCTTACCTTGAATTATTGTGTTTTCAGTAATTTGTTTTATTTTCTTACCCAATAATTCAATTCGATCTATTACTTTCAATTCGTCTGGCCATTTCTTGTTCATGATAGAATCAATGGCCCTTTGCTTCTCTGATTCAGCTAGTTTTACTAAAATGGATGATAAAATGGCTATTTTTACTGTTTTTTCTGCCTTTTTAGCATTTAAAAGGCGTTCCACCTCAGTTTTAAATGACTGTAGTTGAACGTCTATGAGTTGTTGAGATACTTTCGTTGCTAGTTGAATATTTTCTTGTATGAGTGCCAAGAACGAGGCATTAAGCGTACTGATCGCAGTATTCAATAATTTGTACTTAGCCGCATTAAAATCCCCTTGTAGGACGTTTTTGGAGACATATAGCAAAAAATATATGATTATTGTTTTTGTTTTAGTGTCTAGGGATTGGAGTTGGCGGTCGTAGTCGGTATTTATTTGTTGTAATTCTTCATCCACATTACTTCACCACCACATCAGCGGAATTATTCGGGACATCAGCAAAACTATGGCCAACAGCATCAGCCATCTTACTTTCTGACTCCTTAGATATTTCACCACCAATAACAGCTATTTCATCGGGCGTATACCCTAACTTACGCTGCACTTCCGCGCTACTGAGGACTTTATTTGTGATCATCAAGGTATTAGCCTGGGCGTTTTTAAAGTTTCCATCAGCTTTTTTACTTTCTGCATCCGCCTGCTCCAATTCGCTCGGACTCCATAGTGGCTTGAAGTCAATGCACCATTTATCCAGCTCTTTGCCTTTGAATGGGCCATTTTTCGATAGCATCAGTAGTTTAATCAACCTGTAGAGGGGTTTTTTAATCAACCTCTTTTGTATTTGGCCAACAAAATTATACCAGCTTTCAAGATCGGTACCACCTGATTGACTTAGGCCGCTACCTTTTGGGTTATGGCCAAACAAAATTACAAAGGGAATGTTTGCTGCTGCTGAAAGTGCGAAGCCAAACCTATCAATTAGATCAGAAATTCCACTGACGGATAGGTTATGGATTTTAAAATCATCTTTAGCATCAATTGCGATAGTGTTTAAGATGCTTCTTGCCATATCAATTGTATCTAAACGTGCTTTTACTTGTGCGTCCCCATCTTCGTCTTCAAGTACCTCAAGGAGCCCATCTAATTGCAAGACTACTTGTCCCATACGCTCCATGATCAGGATTGCTAGCTTGTGACAGTGGGTATTGTTTAAGATTTCATCCCATAAGGCGCCCAGGGCCGTATCTCCCCATCCTTGATTAGCTACACGCTCAATATCTGGTATTGGATCACCGGGGAATTTTAATAGCCGGCTTTCATGTACATAAAATGGATTACCACCAATAGGATTAATCTGATAATACATTGGTTCTCCATACTTACTGCTTGAGGGGTCATCATACAATAAAAGATTATCCCAAAAGAATACCTGTGTCTTATCGTATACTCTTAGCTGCTCGACATATTGAATATTTTTTTCATCCAATTCATCTTCAAGGCCTTGACCATCATTAATTAGCATCAGTATAACGCTACCACCGTATAATCTTGACCAACGAACAGCATCAGCAAATATTTCTTCTGCTCCAAGAAGGTCTAACATGTTCTCTGCGAGTTTTTCTTTATCAGCTTTGATTTCTATCCAGTGTTTAGTCGATTCGTCGGCAGGAAGGCTTACAATACGTTTAGAAAGAGCAGATTTTTTAAACATCGCTAATAATAAACTATCGGACATTCTCGGTGATGCTATGAAGGAGAAGTTTTCCATAGGATCTTTTTGTTTATTCGAATGGCCTATAACAGAATTTACGAATCCGTCTGAGCGGTATGATTTTTTTTGTTTTAGTGGGGATGTTTCTATTAATTTTGTTTTTCGCCTTGACATTAAATCACCTGCCTTTCTATGAGCATGCACCTGCCCATGATCTACCTTTTTGAAGTTCTGTAAAAGCATCAGATCCACCATCGACTATATCATCATGTCCTGAGCTTTCAGGTGGAAATTGCTCATATTCTGTGAATAATGTATTATTCCAATCTCCCGCCAATATAAGGACATCGCCTATTTGCCATTGAGAACTAAAAGGCTCTGCACGGGTTACCTTATCGCCCGTTACGCGTTTTGCTTTTACACTAAATCCTGACAACATTCTAATATAAGATAACGCTTGTTCTTTCCCGCTCTGCCCAGGGTCTTGAGCGAGTCGTATCATTACACGTCCATAACGCCTCTTATCTCGCTTAGCTGTCTCTAATACTGTTTTTCTAACCTCATCAGCAGTCCAACGACCGTGAACTAAATCAAGAATGATATATCTTTTATCATCTAGCTTGCCCATTAAAACCCCGGCGGTGTAATCCGGATTAGGATTTTGAGCGTTTGGAACAGTTGCCGCTAAATCCCATGCCCTGCATAACAGGCGTATGTTACTAGGAATACTTTGGACTATTGTGACTTGGCTTCGCTTGAAGAACATACCAGCAGCAATTTTAATTTTCCAGTTGCCGTGTAATAAGCGTCCCTTTTCAACGATTCCTAAAGCATTTAAGTTAGCTAAATATCCAGGGTCTTTTTCAAGTTGAATTTTATTATCAAAAATATTAGAGACAATAAAAGAGAATGATTTTACTAGTTTTGGATCTATTCCGCATTTTTCTGAAACTTCTTCTCTTGTATCTCCCCAAATATCATTATCATCAATGATGGCGAAGTACCGCATGACTCCGCTTCGTTCTTTTATTGGCAATCCTGTTTCTTGATCTATATACCAAGCTATAAAATCAGCTACCCAAGATGTAGCATCAGGATTACATGTTGCCCGAACATACCCTTTAACCCCTGAAGTTGAACGATTTCTTGATAGTAAATATAAAAACTGAGTCCTTGAAAAATGGGTCAATTCATCGAAACATATTAAAGGGACCTGGGCTCCTTGCCAATCTCTCAGGCTTTTTTCATCGTTGAGATGTGCGAACGTAACAGTTGCGCCAGATGGGAACCGCATAACATACTGTGGGTTCTTTACTGGTACTGCGCCTTTTAACGGATAAAGGTCCATGGCATTGTCCCAAATCGCGCCCTTTTTAGTCATATCAGCCATAGTTCTTCTGAAAATTACAGAGCCAAACTTTTTATTATCCGTATGACGTAGGTTTTCTAATAAAAGCGCGTAGGTTTTCCCTCCACCAGCAGCACCACCATATATAGCGATATCAGCAGTTGAGTTTAAAAATGTTTCCTGCGGTCCCGGCTGTGGTAAAAACATTTTATCAATTTCAGCTTGCTTGGCTTGCTTATCAAGTAATTCAATAAGCATGCTCTCTTCTTCTTGCGTCAGTCCCACAGCCTCACCTCCCTTTCAAATAGGCATAGAAAAAAGCACTCAGTTTATGAATGCTCATTATTATATCTATTTCATTGTTAAACCAGCGGCAGGGATTGAACCTGCTTGGCTTCCGCGCTCAATAATGCTATGTCCAGTAAACACCATGTTATGGGGACACTGCCACGCCGCGCTGGTATGTTAATTATATTTTGATTCAAGAACAAAATATCTTCCATCTTTCAACTTAGCCATAATAGTTTTACAACTGCGATCACCGCATATAGGATTGCCATAATCAACAGCAGTTGTTATTTTATCAACCTTATGTGGTATCTTATATTTTTTTATTAAATATTGTTGTTGCTCCGGGGTAAACTCGGGCACTTCGTCGTAACATTCTAAAACTTGTTTTACAGCAGGCATTTATTCCACTTCCTCAAATAAATTTCCTTTCACATATAGGCATTATTTTTATATTTTTTCTTCTTTGGTATCTAGCTCAATTTATTCAGATTAGGGAAGTTTCCTAGCTATAAAAATCTTTGCATGTAATAGAGAACTCGTTGACGCGGTGCAAAATAACAGTCCCTTAAAAATGCTCCAACTTTCAAGTTTTTTAGAAATAATCACAGAAAAAGCGGGTATTAACCCGCTTCATACTCTTTTATTAACTTATCCATCACTGGTCTTGACACTCCACATAGCTCAGCCAGTTTGCCTTTTGTTATCTCCCTAGTCTTATATTGATTATAAATGACAGCGAAGTTACTAGGTAATTCTTTAGCTTTTCGCCCTTTATATTTACCTTCCGCTTTGGCTAATGCTATACCCTCACGCTGGCGTTCCAGCATGTTATCACGTTCAAATGTGGCGATTGCACCTATCATTGTCAACATCAGCTTGCCCGCTGGTGTAGTCGAGTCTAGCCCTTCTTTAAGGCTAATGACTTTAATACCCTTAGTGGTCATTGTCTCAATTAAATCAAGCAAGTCACGTGTATTACGTGCTAATCTACTGAATGATTCTATATATACCGTGTCACCCTTTCTAGCAAACTTTATCATAGCTTGAAGTTGTGGACGATCTGTATCTTTACCGCTTGCTTTTTCTGTGAACGTTTCATCAATGTTGTGAGTCTTCATCATCTCAACTTGACGTCCCTCGTTTTGGTCAACCGCTGAAACTCTTATGTATGCTATGTTTGCCATGTGAATCATCCTTCCGTGATTTAATCCCATGACTAATAATAACATATATATGGCAATTTGTAAATATAGAATCTTAAATGTTTATAAAATATTGTAAATAAATTGATAAATATATTTTAGTATTACATTATTAGAGCCTTTTGAAATGTAAATTTACAGCATACCGTAAATTTACACTTTACTCACACTCAACATCAATAGTATTCCGCTTATCCAGCAACTCTTGAATCTTACGCTCACGCTCATCACTGGTCATAGTTTCAATAACAGTATGCACATCAACTTGCTTGCGCTCGATCAACATACCACCATGCCTCATTAGTAATTCTAAACTCTTATTTTTATCGTAAAATCTAACCTCACGCTCTGTTGTCGTGCCGTTTTTACCCTGTGTAATTTTAACCTTAACCGACTGTATAGCTGCCCTATCATCTTCTGATGCGCTATCAAGTATACTACCATCAGCAGCTATCGCATTAGTGGGATTGGCAAATGATATTCTTGCTAATTCTCTAACTATGCGTTGCTCATTCACACCAGTGCGCTTACTAGCCTCCGCAAGCCTGCGGTCGATATGCGCATGAATACTAAGATGCGCAAATAAGGCCGCGCCTGCCGAATTGGCTGTCCTCGGACTATACCCAGCCCTTATAGCAGCATTGGTATTGTTAAAATCTACCATATATTCATCAATAAACCGTTGCTGTCTAGCTTCAAGTTTATTAAAAGGAGTAATTCCACCATCATCGATAGGCATTAAATCACTATCTTTTATATCAGCTGGTATGACAGGAGTTATCACACTATCAAGCCGTTTATATATTTCTGGACTACCTGGTGTACCTGCCATACTCTCACCTCATCCATAATTTAAT